AGATGATCGGCTTAAGTGTCTGATTTTACTCAGGAATAATGGTCGGGACGGAGTGATTCGAACACTCGACCCCTAGCACCCCATGCTGGGGACTGAAGAGTCACAAACTATTGATTTAAAAGGAATACATTCTATTTCATTGGTTCCAAAGCATCCATTTTTTTGTGCTTATGCAAACGAAAATACGCGGCCTTCAGAGGAGGTTTTGCGCACCCGCCCCCGGCGTTCTGCCGAACGAACTCAATCCCAAATCCTACAGCTCGTCGCCTCGCCCTCGCCCTCGCCGACCGTACGCGCCTCGATTACTGTATATCCAAACAGTACACAGCAAGACACTCCCGTGGATCCCCTCTATTATAGAAGAATCCGACGACTGGCTCGGCTGCCCGACGCCGCTCGAAACCTGCCGGCAGCAGCTCCGGATGTACGAAAACGAATTCGAGGAACTGAACCGCCAGCTCAGGGAAGAACGGGAGCGGATATTCAAGTTGGTCGAGATGCACGCCGAAGCCGTTCGTCAGCGAGATGAGAGCATGGCAACTCTCCGAGAGAAGGCGGCGGAGACAGCAAAGATCCGCAGGCAGATGTATGACCTACGCAGCTCTGTGAACGCGTATAAGAAGGATGCTGAAAATCTTCGTGGAATGCTTGAGGGCTTGACGCCTCAGATGAAAACAGTCTTTTGACACGCATTAATAATGAATGCGTCTGCTCGCTTGTCAGCGCGCTCGAGCGCGCTGAAAGCGGGACCAGAAACCCTCAAAAAAGAATACTATATTTTTCCTTTAGACTTTTTCCAAAACGCTTAGATCCCGCCAAAGTGAAATGTCCGTAGTCAAAATACAGATACTCTCCACTTTCAGACAAAATCTCGCACTTTCGCTCTTCACCACATTGCACATCGAGCGCACTGATATAATGTACATCTGTAAAGCTCTCAGACCGAAAGAAACTCTTTAACTCTTCATCATACTCGAACTTATCTTGGGTCTCATACTTCCTAGCGAAATCATTAATACTTGCCGCTGTAACGTGACGCTCCAATTGAGCTTCTTTGGAAATCTTAGGAACAGTATTCGAGAACACCATCTTCGGACCGACAACATAAATTGGGGCAGAATTTATGTCGCGAATCTTATTGATCATATCCTTTAATCCCGTAAGGTTCTTCCCATCCCAGTTATCATGCAAGTAGATTGCGTCCGCCACTCGCAACTCCGGGGAGCCCAGCACCTTGTCAAGCGCTCTTCTGCAATCATCTTTTTTATTCTCAAGAACAGAATAATCATGAGAAAAATTAAAGCAAAAGTAAGGAGTGTTAATTAACTTCAATTGACCTTTAAAATTATTTTCGGTGAGGGCATACGAAAAATCGAAAGCGTGAGAATTACCCACCAATACAACCTTCCTAAGATCACTTGAGCTATCGAACTTTGTTGATAACGTAGAGATACCATTCCAGTATCTAGCAAGTTCAGCAGATAACTGATCCTGTGTAAGCATAGCAAACGGAAAACGCGAAGGAACGCCATCTTTCACGTAAACAACTATTGGGGTGAAAACGACCAGAAACGCGGCAACAACAATGGCGACCACTGTTTTTTTCGCCATCGGGGAGTTGTTGTGGCGAAACTTTTGCTCCACAAACTTCCAGCTCAAATAGCCGAGAGCAATTGATGCGACTACGAGCCCAAGTGCAACCTCTACCGTTATTTCTATTCTGGAATAATGCAAGAAACTGATAAGCGGCCAATGCCACAAATAAAGGGAATACGATATGAGACCAACAAAAACGAACGGTCGACTTTCGAGAACCCAAGAAACCAAACTTTTACCAAAGACTCTCGAAATAATAACAAGCCCTGCCCCGGCACATGGAATCAAAGCATTTAAGCCAGGAAACCCGGATGTTTTATCGAGTAATAGAGCCGGCACAAGAACCATAGCCAAACCGACAGCAGATGCTGCATTGGCTTCGAAACTTGCTCCATTTACAGTAGGCTTTTTAGCTAACCAAAAGGCAAGTAACGCACCGACGAGCAGCTCTCCTGCGCGTGATGGCAGCAGGAAATAAGCGCTTGACCATTCATGCCTAACCCCGAACTCCGCGAATCCAAACGATAAAACTAGCAAAGCCAAAGTAACAAACAGGCGATGGCCCACACCCTTCAGCTTTAATATTAACAAAAGGGAAAACGGCCAAATGAAATAGAATTGTTCTTCTACCGATAAAGACCAAATATGCAACAGAGGCATTTCTTCTGAGCTGGAAGAAAAATAACCGCCAGAACTCTTCCAAAAAAATAAATTGGACGCAAAGAAAATAGCGCTCAAGGTGCTCTGTGATAAAGCACTGTAATCACTCGGCAGAAAAAAATAGTATCCCGCCACCATCACACACAACAGTACAACGTACAGAGCAGGAAGAATTCTCCGGGCTCTACGAAGATAGAAGTCAGTAAATGAAAATGTTCCTTTTTCAACCTGACCTAAAATAATCCCCGTAATCAAATATCCTGAAATTACGAAGAAAACATCTACCCCAACAAAGCCGCCGGAAAACAGGCTAAAGCCTACGTGATTCAGCACCACAAGCATTACCGCCACGGCTCTCAGCCCATCGATGTCCGCTCGATAGCTCAAGTTTTTGTTATGCATGCCAATCCCTTCAAAAATGCGAGAAAACTGATATCGGCGCGCATTCTACAAACTTATGTACTTGGCTCGATACAATTTATCTACCATTCGGAAATTTTGTGATCGCCCTGACATACGCTTGACAGGCCGCCAGCGCGATCAATCCCCGGTCGCCTTCGTCAGTGATGGCGACAATACGTTGAGCATGCGCTGGGTTAAGTCGGGCGCGTACAGCTGCATGATCCACGCCGCCGGCGCCGGAGGGGGCTAGCACACCGCAGCCTTGGGCAGCGTCGCCTGCATCGATGAGGACTGACAGGCGCAGATCAGCAGTGGCAAGACGATCGCGCAGGCGATCCTGATCACGTTGGGCATCGTTCAGCGCTCGGTAATGGGTTTGTTCACTGGCCGCGAGCCGTTGCTCCAGGGCCAGACGCTTGTCCTGCTCGGCCTGTTGCGCGGTGGCTGCCGTCAGGGTGAGGTTATTGATGGCTTCGGCGTGCAGCCGGGCCTGCTCGGCCAGTTGGCGACCGTAGCGCCAGTCCTGAAACTGCCAGGCGCCGGCGGCGCCGATCAGCACCAGCACCGCAGCGCAAATGGTTTTCCACGGAACGGCGATCACGCCAGCACCTTCAGTGCTTTCTCGTAGAAGGCTTGGCGCTCAGCGGCACCATTCGGTTTTCGCCCGCGCCGGCCGGTGTTGATGATGCTGCCGATGTTCGCGTTGTCACCGGCGTCGGCTAGCGTGTTCAGGCCGTGCGTAGCCCACCACCAGGCCGCCGACATCGCAGCATGCTGCGGCAATTCCAGCAGCTCAGGCTGATTGATCAGGTCCAGGCCTAGCGCCTCGCCGCACGCGGCATAGTTCGCTCGGCCGGTGATCTGGATCAGACCACGACCACAGAGCTTCCTACCATCGCCGGCCACGGTGTTTCCCAGGTCCTTGCGACCTTCGTACCCGCGCTGGGCATCCGTTGGTCCCCAGATCTCGCGTACCCAGCGCAGTTGGCCGGATTCGTGACCGGTCTGGGCAATGAACGCGGCAACACGCTTCGCTCCAACGATCTGGTAATGCTGCATCGCAGTGTTCAAGGCGGAAACAAAAACGCCCGCTTGATTGCGGGCGTTCGGGAGGATCTGCAGCAACTGCTGCGCGGTGATGGGCATGCGTGGACTCCTGTTATGCGAGGTCTGGCGACTTGCCTTCGGGCGATGCGACGATGACAGGAATCGGCGGGATTGCTGGCCATACCGGGGCTGCTGGCCACGTCGGCTGTTTCGTTACCTTGCCCAGCGCAAACTTGTAAGCCTTCCATGACGCCAGCACAGTCACCAGCGCAGCCTGTTCAGCGATATCCTCGTCAGTGGCTTCGCCGACATCAATGCCATACCCGATCGTGTCGATTCGGTCTTGAATCCGCGCGATCTGCGCCACTGCCTGGGCGTTTCTGGCTGCGAGTTCTGCCTTCATGGCAGCCAAATGTGCGGCGGCAATCGCGGCGTCCTTCATGGCCTTCGTTATCAACTTGCTCCAATCGATGTTCATTCCGACACCTCAACTACGCCGCCAACAAGGTTTTCAGGGATTGGCTGCGGGAACATTACCGGGCCGTCTGGAACGCCCACCAAGTCAACAGGGAAGGCCTGTTCCTGGCTGTAGTTCCACGGCAGCGGAAGTAGCAGCGTAACAATCAGCTCGGTACCCACCCGATCCACATCGGCGGCAAACCATTGAGACGTGATCGCTGTAGCCGGCAAGGTGTCACCATCGCCCATGGGTGAAAGGTCAAAGTCCTCGCCGTTTAAAGTGAGAACAGATCCTGTTTTCACCGCGGTTAACGTGTCATCCCTGCGAGAGGGAGAGAGTTTTATGATCATCAGAACCACCGCCCGATTGCGATCAGAGAAATAGTCAGGTTGGCTGAAGCGAAGGAGACTGGACTTATGATCGTCAGCCCCCCGGAAGCCGTTGTGCTGGGGGATGTGCCGCAACCCCACATCGCTGCGCCAATACCGTATACGGAAGCGACCCCACATATCGGAGCCGAAATAAATGTCGACGCAAAGCTTTGACTCGTCAGGTTCGCGTACCAAACTGAGCCGAGAGCGTTGTTGACGTTGAATGTCCCGGCAAACACCTTCGTGCTGATCATGGTGCCGTCGTAGAGCTTGATCGCAACGCCATTGGCATTAGTGATGTACTCAACAACCGACCGGGCGGTGTTGTATCTGATGCACTGCCAGTTGCCGCTACCCAGGCTCAGGAATTCAGCATTATCATTGGCCGCAGTGAGGATATTCGCCGAGCCGGGCAGGATCAGCGAAGTGGCGTTATGCGTCAGGGTAAGCGCCGCGAGAAAGCGGACTGTCCGAATCACGCCGGCGGCAGCAGTGCCAAGGGCCGTGATGGTGGTCGTGCCACTGACATAGATGACGTTCGACACGGCGGCGCCGATGTCCGTAGTCGCCGCCGATGCAATTGTTTGCGGCGCGAAGGCTGTCTGATCTCGCAGTTGCGCAATGAATGAAAACGCCGCTCTTTGATAATCATCAAGGAGCGACGGAGATTCAGAGCCCGGCGGGCTGTTGCTGCCTGCGGTGGTGGAAAGATCTGCAATCGAAGAAGGGACCGGCATTTTTAGTCATCCCAATAAAAAGCCCGCACATGG